GTTGGGGGGCAAGTGGTGGAGCAGGAAGTGGTGGAGCAAGTGGTGGCGCAGGCGGTAAAGCCATCGCACTCAACGGCAAGACAATCACCTGGATTTCCGGCAACGATGCTACCCACGTCAAAGGAGCTGTCTCGTGATTAAACAGATATTCTTAAAATTCACCGAGCAGGAACATTACACAGCAGGTGGTATCGATGTGATGACGTTGATAGACGCCAAGTTCAATACGGAGCAGTACCTTGGGCTGGTGATAGGTGATGTGCTTCGCTATGCCCTGAGGTACTTGGTTAAACGGGATTCTGATGATTTGGAAAAAGCGCTGACCATGTTGGCGTGGGGAGTGGATAGGGTGAGAAAAGATGAACTACGTCCTGAGTGAAACCGCACAAGCTGCGCCAAGAGAGGATATGGCGCTGGATGCCGGTGGTGTCTGGCGTGAACTGTACTTCATTGATGCCGACGGTAAGCTGACGACAAAAGACAAGGCGGCGCATGCCACCATTATTGAGCCGCCGGATTCGTCCGTGTGGGACTTTGAAAATGAAGATTGGAAATTTGTAAAGCCGTCATTTGCCAACGCGGGAACGATCAGCGCGGGATGCGACATTGAGTATCAATACGTCAATGGCGTCCGGCAAAAGGTGAATTATTTTGTCTCTGGAAATACGGTGTCGCTCGGCGGAGAATGCCAGCTTGAGCGAATCAAGCGGTTCTATACAGGCCCGGCCTATTGTGTCAGCGTCAAGCGGGACAAATACACGGTTTGGTCTGACTTGCAGTATTTGAAGAATATCCTGTTCGAGCATGGGCTGGAATCGGCAACGCATGGCGCAGATCGTTCCTTGGTGTCTCTGGTGATGTATGTCGATGGACGGGTGCAGGCAAAAACCTACACGCAGGACATCAGCAAATACAGTTTGCCTGCGCTGCCGGAAGGCGCGGTTCCTTATCTTGGCGTGGCGACAACCCACGATCAGGTGGCTGGCGAATTGCCGGTGAGAGAAGTATTTTTCAAGGCGTCTGCACAGGCGGTTACGGCATGGGCAAAGGCGCATGGGATTGATACTACCGGACGCGATGATGTGACATTCTACGGCATCAGTTTTGACGAGCAGGGAAACTTTGCGGGTACGCTGAAAGAGTTGATTCAGACTTCATCTGCAAATCAAGCGCCGTCAGAGGGAACGATCCGCGCTGAAAGTATCAGCAGCAAGACCGCGCAACTCATGCAAGCCGTAGAGCAGGAATTCCAGCTATCCGACTGGGGAAACCTTGACTTCGTTGATCGGCTTGCGTGGGTACTGGAACAAAAAGACCTTGGTGGAATAGATTATTTCTACCGGCTGTTGTCCATGCGATTGCAGTTGCAGGCCGCACTGCCGGACGTTCAGGCGCAGCAAATAGTGTCACCCATCATGGTGACGGGCAGCGTCCGCTCTGGAACCACCATCATGCAGCGATTGATTGGCTTGCATCCAGATACCGACTACTTTTGCCAGTGGGAAGCAGATGATCTCTTTTACTCGACAGACGAGAATGAGTGCATCCGCCACAAGGAGGAAGATATTGCGTCTATTTATGCCACACATCCGGCGCTTCGCACGATACATCCAATGACGGCAATGACGCCATCAGAAGATCATCCGCTGACGGCACTGGAATTCTGCAATAGCGTGTTCTTCCCGCCCATTCAAAACTGTCCTTATGAACTGCACCATTTGTTCTTGCAGGTATTGCAGTATCGTCGTGGAACGGGTAAGCGATGGGCGCTCAAGAGTCCGTCCCCGCATCTTTGCGTACCCTCATTCACAGAAAAATATCCTGACTGTTCCTACGTCATCATGGAGCGTGATATGGATGAAGTTCGCGCTTCCGCTATCAACATGCTGGCCGCGATTCACATTACCCGCAGTGCGCCAGAAATTGAACAACTGGCTGAATCCTATTTGACGGCGCGGGAAGAATTAAACGGATTGCCCAACGCATTGCGTGTGCAGTACGCTGAGTTTATGCAGTCACCGCTGACTGTGCTTGAGGCAGTTTGTGCGCATCTGAATCTTAAGTTCACGGATGAATATGCACAGGCGTGTACAGATTATTTGGCGCAGCATCCAGACCCAAAGGCTTGAAGGTTAACTATTTTTAATTGAGGAGCAGGCCATGCAGATACAACAAGTCCCCACCGACACAACCTACGGCATCGTTGCCGGTGCGCTGGCTTCTCTATCCACGCTCTTTGTCGGCGCAGACCCGGTAGGGCTGACGCTAGGGCTGTTTGCGGCGCTGCTGATGACCTTCTTTCTGGGCAGCGTAGACAACCGAACCAAGGCGTTTTGCGGGGTGCTGCTGGGTTCCCTGCTCGCCGGATTCGGCATGCCGGTGGTCGCCAACATCATCCTTGGCTTCATGCCCGGGCTGAAGGATGTCATGGCCTCGCTGAAACCGCTGGTGTCGATTGGCATTGGCGGGGCTGCACCGATGCTGGTGCCAGCAGCCATAGAAGCGGCGCGGCGCTGGATTAACAATTTGGTAAGGGAGGTAACATAAAATGGATTGGTTGGCGATCAGTCTGGCCTTGGGCATTGCCATCAAGGTAACCTGTCTGGGTGCGAAGTTCGACGAAGCCGCGTGGGGAGTGCATCGATACCGCATGTTCTTCCTCGTCGTTTCAATCGTGGGCGTCGCCGCCTCGTCGTTCGATCTGGCGCTGGGCGAAGAAGCTGCGAAGTATCCTCTCCTGCTGTCCATCCTTGTATGGATGATGCTGGATAGGCATTTGTTCAGGCCGACAAAATGAGCCTACGCGAGACACAATCCAAATTCGCCGCGCTTGTCCCGCGCTTGATCGACAAGGCCATTGAATTAGGCTTTGAAGTTACCCTTGGCGACGCCTATCGCGACCCGCGTGTATTCGGCCAGATTGGCAAGAGAATGGGCTATGGACACGCCAGCAGCGCCCACAAGCAGCGCATGGCTATCGACTTGAACCTGTTCAAGGACGGCACATTTATGGCCGACACAGAGGCGCACAGGCCGCTTGGCGAGTGGTGGGAGAAGCAGCACCCGCTGGCGCGATGGGGCGGTCGCTTTAAGGACGGCAATCATTACTCTTTTGAATTGGGAGGCATCAAATGATTAACCCCTACATCATCCTTGCCGTAGTCATTGCCTTCGTCGCCAATGGCTTTTACTGGCATCATAGCGGCGATAAGTCGGGATACGGTCGCGCCGTGTCAGAGTACAACGTCAAGCTGCTGGCGGCAACGAATGCCTCACGCGCCAAAGAGCAGTCCATGCAAACCAAACTACAGGAGGCACAAAATGCCGCTATCCAACGGGATCAAACCATACGCGCTGCTGCTACTGCCGCTGCTACTGCTGGCGACCGGTTGCGCATCGCTCTCGACACCATCCGCGCCGGTCTGCCCACAGCTACCCCTGCCTCCAGCCGTGACACAGCCGCCGCCCTTGCAACCGTATTCGGAGACTGCGCAAAAGAATATCGAGGGCTGGCAGAAATTGCTGATCGTACCGCCAGCGATGTCCGCACCTTGACCGAGGCGTGGCCGAAATAATGGATGACGCCGACTATGCATCAGACCGCGAAGATATTGCCCGCGAACAGGCTATCGCAGCCGTCAGGCGCAGAAAGGCCGAGTTGCCAGCGGTGGGCTTCTGCTATTACTGCTCGGAGCCAGTGCCAGCCGGTAGCCGATTCTGCGATGCGGACTGTATGATGGACTTCCAGGACGAAGAAGACGCGAGGAAAAGGAACGGTAGAGGTTAATTTTCTGTCGGCCGTTAGAAGTCAATTTTATGGTCATGCTCGCTGTCTTTTCGTAACCCGCATTTTTTGCAGATGTACTCTTGCTTCTCCAAAAGTTTTACTTTTTGCTCAAGTGAAAAGATGGCCTGCTCGGCATAAAACAATGTAGCTTTTCTGGCCGCATAAACTGGAGATTCTTGCATCTCTACAAGAGCATTCAGGATGTCTTTATATTCTGATTCCATTTCTAACCTTTCCGCAGCCGCAGCACCTTCACCAGCTTGGCCTGCTCCGCCTTCGCATCCTCGGCCATCTGCTTGCGGATTCTGGCGAATGTCTTGGCGACATCCGTCAGGCGCGACGGCGTGTATTTGAAGCGCATGTCTATTTTGTCGGCGTGTTTCATGGATTACTCCGCAAGTAAAGTTGTCTTAACTATGCGAAATGTACCGCTCTTATAGAAATATGAATCCCGCTCATTGGCTATCCCCTCGACATCCTTGAACTGAATATCTCCATTATCGTCCATGAACCGCATGGATACTTCGCTGTCCATGTCTAACTCATCTGCAAGTGCTTTTATCAATTCGCGTACTTTCATTTTATTTCTCCTTGGTTAGACTCCGCTTTCATACATCCAGTTTGAGTGCCATCCGCGCTATGCCATCTGGCGGTTCCATTGAGGCAGTCCAGCAGGATGGCATCGCTGGCAGCGGCGGCTCTATGAGTTTCTATGAGTTCTATGCGGTAGTCCAGACTCATAGCTAACAACAGGCATGCCGCGATGACGGCAAGAGGTAGCAGGTAGGACTTCCGGCGGATGACTACGGGGTGGATTGGGGTCCTGGTTCGCATATCTTATTCTCCTTTGGTAAATAAACATATTCGTAATCGCGCATCACTTCAAGCTCCGGCTCACCGTTGGCGATGCGCTCAAGTGCTACCCAAATCCAGTGCGCGCCTATCTTGCCTTCGTGCAGGCGGACGTAGGCTTCCAAAACATGCTGCTCGCCGCCCTTATCCCATTTGGTCATTTGGTTTCTCCTTCAAAAGTCGGCGCTGGCCGTACGGTTGCATGGCCTGTCTGCATGCTCCTCGCCAGCAGGCGGAGTTCGAGCGCGGTGCAGTGTAGGTCTTCAAACTTGTCCTGTAGTGCATTCTGGGAGATGATCCCATCTTTTCTTAATGAACTGATGACCAGCGCCTCAGCCTCAAGCAACTCGGCGGCATGCAGCAGCGTAGTTTGGGCGGCGGTAGTCATGGCTTCTCCTTGAAAGTTTGAGTCCTGTCCAGCGTGTAGGCGACACGAAATATCCCGTTGAATTTCTTGATCGGCAGGCCTGTCACCAGTATCCTGCCTTTCTTTCGCAGCTTGATGCCGTCGAGAATGATTGGCGCGTTGGCTTTATTTTTCGTAGTCATTGAATTTCTCCCATAGGTCTTCAAGGTCTTCCAGTAGTTCACGCCGCGTATCCAGCAGATGCGCGGCGTAGCACAGCAGGCCGATGTTGATTACCAGCAGCGCGGCGATAACGATCAACAGGTGGTTCATCGCGCCGCCCAGATACCACGTAAGTGTGCCGCATCGACCTTATATCGGTCGGCTTCTCGGTAGGCGTCCCACATGCGTAGGTTTGCCAGCCTGGCGACAGCCATGACATTTTCAGGCGTCAGCCGGGTGGCGTCCCGGCACGGCGTTGCCCGCCGATGACAGGAGACGCGCATGCAGCCATCGGCGTCCCGTCTGAGCAGCAACACGCCGGACTTAGGCGACGGCAATGCCGCCAGCAGGTCGTCACGCCATAGGTCAGCGGGTAGCGCGTAATAGTGTTTCCAGACTTTATGCGGCCACTCGCGGGGCTGGCGAGGGGGATAACCGTTGCCGTCCCACATGCGGGAGTGCCACCACTTTTCTTTTTTGGCGTCAGCCCGCAGGTCGGCACGGCTAATCTTGATCTCAACGTCGACGATACGCAGGTCTGCGGTCACGCCGAGGACATCGCACTCGTTACCCGTCCAGTTACAGTTGTCGACGAGTACCACGCATTTCTTGGCAAGAGTCTGTTCGGCTATCGCGGCAGCAATTATGGCCTCGCTCCAAGCTGCATCAGGATTCATCGCGCCGCCCCTATCCCGCGCCATCCCGCAAACACTGTCTCCACCGTCGGGCCTTTGTGCTTCTTGGCCAGCGTAACGCCATCCGGCATCGGCGGTGCAGTTTTTCGCGTGCGGCCGGTCAGGATGTCGCGCACCGTCCAATAGCTGCAACCAGTTGCCGCAGCAATATCCACGCGGCTCATGCCCAGGACTTCGTGCATGTGGCGAATTTCGCTCACCTGGCGATCTGAGAACTTGGCCTGCGTGTGATTCTCGCCGCGCAGGTGTTTTGTTTTGGCGGTCACTTTTTGGCCTCCGATGTGAGTTGTACGTGGTGACTGAATAGATGCGAGCCGTCTTCGTATACATATTCCGTATCGATGGTTCCCTTGCCATCATCAATCCATACACTTGTTTCCGGCCATTGAACGATGTCTTCAACTTTCTGGCCGGAGACTTCAGCGAGTCCAAATTCAAGCAGCGCCGACATTTCCTTGACCTGTTGCATGGCGACAGCCAGTTCATCCATGCACGTCTTGATCCGGTCGGCGGGAACCTTGTCGAAGATGTCTTTTATCGTGATGAGTTGGTATTCCATGTCTTATCCTTTCAGCTTGATCTTTCCCGGCCTGACGCGGCCAGCGGGTGAAACGGTCGGGTTATCCGGCAGCAGCCAGGGCGAAGTTTTCTTGGCCGGATCGAGCTTGTACGCGCCGCTGATCCTGCCCGCTGCGCAGAGTTCGGTGACCCTGTGCCTGCATACACCGAGCAGTTTGGCGGCTTGGGTGACGGAGATCAATCGGCCACCTCTTGAAATTCTGCTTCCTTCAGTTTTTTGCCGCAGTAGCAGCAAAACGACATGTTGTTATGGCTTGGGAGACCTTCCTCCAGCATGAAATAATTCCCGCAGTCTGTTGCCCAAAATCCGTCGATGTCCTGATTCCAGGCGCAGCCGTCCTCGCAGGCCGTGCTTTCGATTGCTACTTCTGTTTCTTTGTTCATAATGCCCCCCGCTCTGCATCTCTCATGGCCTGCTCCAGCAGATGCGCGCGAACATCGCAGCGTAGGTTCCCAACATTGATGGACATGTCGCCATAGCCCATGACAAGATCGGCCAGTGTATTTTGCGACATCAAATTATCGGTAATCAGCACAGATAGCGCGTCGATGACGTACTCAGGATCGCGCATGCGCATGTATACGGCATCTTCAATCCGGCGCTCGGTAACCTCGACGTCTTCAATCTGGCGCGGGGTTGGTTCTGGTGGTGTGTCTGGTTGCTCAAACATTTTCAATCTCCTTTCGTTCAGCTTCCCATGTTTTACAGTCAAGAGGCACATTCTTGTATTCAGCTACGCCCGCTCTATTATTTAGCAATAAGATGGCTTCCCATCTTGACGCCGGAAGAGCCACCGTAACTGGGTATATGCAATCCGCATAGTTGCCGAGCATTTTCCGGCCACTCACTGATTTACCCCAATCAGCCCACTTACAGTTACGGCAATTCTTTAGTTTTGGCATGGCGTAGCCTCCTTTGCCTTCTTTGCACGCTTAAGATGCCCGCGAAGGCTGGCGTTGCTGCGCTCTAAGTGTGAGCGAATGCCGCGCAAGCGAGTAACTTCGTTTTGCGCATAATCACGCTGGCGAATTAGCTCGTCATACCGCTGCGCCATCTTCTCTACGGCGTCGGCGATTCGCAGCAGTGCGCCCTGATTGATCTCCTCATTTGTGCAGCCAAGACCGGCTTCTTTCCCCCAGTCCAGACGGCTTGCTTCTCTGAATCCTCTATGAGCCATTATGGTCTCCTTTCGTCTGGTATCCGGCATCCTGCAGCACGGTGAGCTGACACGCCAGCCTGAACACGCCCATCGGACAGCCTCTGGCCTTCGCATACTGCCAAGCGGCGTGCCTGCCGATGTTCTTGCGATAGCGCAGGTGGGCGGCGCGGATGGCGACTTGGACTTGCGTGTTATCACTCATAACCTCCCTCCTCCGGTAATTCGCAGGTATCCTCAAGCTCTTCACGCAGCGCTGTGATGGCTTCGACTGCACCGTGTCCGCCAATTTCTTTGAGGCCAGCGATGGCGGATGCGGCATCCATGAACACGTACTGGCTGTGCAGGTCTTGAGCGTTGTAGCGTGCCCACTCTGCAAACGGTGCGTCGACTTTGGGTGGGTTGTTCTTCTCCGAAGCGTGTTGCCACAGCATGATTACGGCATCCTCTTCATCATGCGCTGATCGGCAGAACGGCTTGCGCTGGTGCGGGATTTCGACTATGTAGATCATTTCACTCTCCTTTGGTCTCGGCTGCCTATCAGCCATATACAAACTATACCTAGTGCGGATGAGTAATGCAAGCGTTATTTGCAACTGTTACAAATTGTTACAATTAGCCCAATTCGATCCCTAATTCACTCGCCGCATACGCCTCGACCCTGCCGACGTACTCGGCGAACTCTGCCACTGACAGGCTCGTTGTCGATATGCCCACCGTGCCGCCGTGTGGTAGCTCTTCATGGCCGATCATCTGGCGCTTGAAGTGTTCGTGCCATGCGTCTGCGCTGAACTGCCTGCCGCCGACCCATGCCTGTTCTGCAATTTCATTCAGCGTCCGCCAGTAATATCTATTCTGATCACCGCTGCGCTTGGCCTTGTACTCTTGCACCATGACGGCCAGCGGCTTGCCGGCCTTCGCGGTATGCCGCCAGTTGGCCTTGAGAAAAGACCAGAGCGCGTTGGCGTTAACTTCTTCGCGGAGGATGAAGGTGCGCAGGAGCATAGCTCTAGAAGTCTATGTCATTCTCGAAGTCGGCGAACCCGCCAGGCGCAGGCGCTGCCTGTTTAACAGCCGGTGGCGCGACTCTATCCTGCCCCTGCTGTTCATCATCCCGCTTGCCGCCAAGCATCTTCATCGTGTCGGCGACCACCTCGGTCATGTAATGCGTCTGCCCGTCTTTCTCCCATTTGCGAGTCTTCAGCGCGCCTTCGATATACACCTGCGATCCTTTCTTCAGATATTGGCCGGCGATCTCTGCCAGCTTGCGAAAAAAGACGATGCGCACCCATTCGGTGACTTCTTTCTTATCGCCGGTTGTTTTGTCTTTATAGGACTCAGAGCAGGCTATGCTGATATTACAAACCGCTTCGCCGTTGGGCATGTATTTCAATTCTGGCGCTTGGCCGATATGACCAATGCCTATCCATTTGTTCACTGATGCCATTTTGTTTTTTCCCTCAGATTAACTCTTGCTGGAATGTTCCGCTTTTATCGAAACGACTAGACGCATGCTCAAGATTTATTCTCGCCTGCTTAAAATAACTATCTTTCAATTCAATTCCGATGGCTTTTCTGCCAAGTGAAACAGGGCTATAAACCTCACTTCCAACACCCATGAACGGCGTCAATACGACCTCGCCAGGATTGCTGTAAAGCTCTACAAGCCGATCAATAACATCAAGCTGCAACGCATGAACATGCTTTTCATCATCCTCTTCTTTGCTGTCCCGAAACGGCAATACATTATCAATCCGGATGTCATCCCAAACGCTTGATGCGTACCGCTGCCAGATGTAGTGCGACAGCTTGTTATCCTTCGGGTCTTCGTGATCGTAGTATGTCTCGTTAAGTCTCCGCCATAATTCATCAGCTGTCAGATTACTTTCGTTGGCATTGTTATAAGCATTCAGGATATTTGGCAGAATTGGTGTATCACCATAGTATTTTTTTAGCCCATTCGGATGCGTTACGGGAACTTGATTTTCTCCCTTCTTCGTGAAAATCAAAACGTAATCCGGCATCGCGGTAAAGCACTGCGTGGAATCCTCTACAATCAATTTGTGCATTAGGCTTTTGACCATTGTGCGCATGCGAACCTTCAGCGGCTCCTTCCATATCGTGATTCTGTTTCGATACTCGAATCCATATTTTTGATGGATGCGGATAATCTCATGTGGAAAATCCCAAAGACGGCAAGAGTTATCGAACACGTCGGTGCAATGAACTGCGGTAATGCGGCCTGGCTTGGTTACCCGCGCAATTTCAGCTATGAGAAATTCATAACTCTGCAAGAACTGTTCGCGGGTCTCGCAATTCGACATGTCGCGTGGATCAGAACTGTACTGGTACAGCCCGCAAAAAGGCGGGCTATAGATTGCTAAGTCAACCGAGTTATCTGGTATTGATGGCATTACTTCCATGTTGTCCGAGTTGTAAATGCTGTACTCGTTGGTATGAATTTCTTGCTTAACTAACATTTGAAATCTCCTTGATAAATTGCTTGTTGATGTTCTTTTTGCTATGCACAAATTTATGGCAATCCTTGCACAGTAAAACTAAATTACTCGTCTCTGTTTGCATCTCTTTAACCTGAAAAGATACGATGTGATGCACGTGAAATGTCCCGCGCGTTTCTGCTGTGTTGTGATGAATGCCGCATCCTTGGCAAGTTGCGTTATCCCTTGCCCAGACGGCCTTCACAGCGTCAACCCACTCCCTTGATGAATAAACAGCCTGACGTTCAGGCGTCAAGCCACCTTTGAACGATGGATGCTTGTCACCAGTAACACCACGCCAATATGGTTCATTCCCCTTTCCCCAAGGAACGCGCCCATCTGCAATTGCTATTGCACTCAATTTATCTTTCGTTTCTTGAGAATGCTTTTTCCCTTTGAATGGATTTACTTGTCCCTTTTGAAATGCGTGTGGCATCGTGAAGCCACCCCTATGCCTTGTAGGTATCCCATAAAGCATTAGCCAGTTCCAAACGCTCTTACCATCCCTACCAATTTCACGACCTATCTGATTCGCATCCTTACCTTGGGTGATGTACTGGTCTATCAGCCAGTCTTTGGTAAATCCAAGGGCTTCACGCTGTTCAATCTGCCATTGACCCTTACACCCTGTATCGCAGAAAAAGTCCTTAAAAGGTTGATTTGTATTTCGGTTCACAAGCCACCTTTTAAGCTGTGCGCCACACTGAGAACAGATGCATGATTGCTTTGGCATGTCGTATCCTTTTTGAGGATTGTATTATACGATACCATTCTGCAAAAATGAAGGTAATTTCCCGACATTTGCGAACTGCCTTGCTTCAAAATTAAAATCTTGATTTGCAGATGAAACTAGATTTTCATAGAGGTCTATCGCCTTGCCCATTTTTTGATTCAGCGCTTCAATGACGCGCTCCTGGCCTTCTGATATAACCATGTCACAGGTGACCTCATTCTTTTGTCCAAACCGCCAAAACCTTCTGATTGCTTGGTAATATTGCTCATAGCTGAAGGTCGGGAAAAAAACAGTATGGTTACAGTGTTGCCAATTCAATCCCATGGATGTCATCTTTGCCTTGGTGATTAGGCGTTTTATCTCGCCGCGCGCAAAAGAAACGAGTATCTCCTCTTTTTGTTCAATCGACATTCCGCCAATAATTTCTACAGCATCTTCATCAAGCTGTTTTAATAGAGAGCTCTCATCGTTCAGGTTGCACCAATAGACTGAAGTTTTCCCGTGAGCAAGGGATACAGCTTTCTCACACCGCGCTTGAACGGTCAGTTTTTGTTCTTCGCGAACCTCGGTAAGTCTTGCCGCTGGCATTGCGAATAATGCCTTTTGTCCGTCGATGCACCAAGACTCATCGTTATGCACCATGTTGCTATTTATCATGAGCTTGGGCAGCACATAACGATCATCTGAAAACCCAATGTCAGATGGACGCTTGATCATAATTGACCACTGATTCACCCACGCAAAAAAATCTTTTTCTGCATGCGGTTTCAGGTAAAACTTCTCGCCGATATTTCGGTTGTTGCTGTCTGCTGTATTTTGGTTTGACTTAAAGAATTTAGTCAGCATGTCCATGTATCCTAGATAGCCTAGCGCCTCAGAGCTATTGCCAAGCTCAATAAAATCATTTGGCGATGGCGTGGCCGTGCTTAGAAAACGGTATGGAACCTTTTTAATAAATGCAATAACCTTATCTCTGATGCTACCGTTAAAGTTTTTCAAGATGCTTGATTCATCCAGCATGACGCACTGAAAGTCATTAGGATTCAACATGTGCAACCGTTCATAATTGCAGACTACAATTTTCTTTGACATACTGGCGTCCCTGATATGCTCTATGTCATCAATTCCCATCCTATTGGCTTCGTCAATAAACTGGAATGCGACAGCCAGCGGAGTCAAAATAAGGACGCGGCCATTTGTTTTTCTGATAATGTTTTCAGCGATTGATAACTGAATCAATGTCTTTCCAAGGCCGGTGTCTGCAAAGATTCCGATGCGGCCTTTCTGAACTGCTTTTGTAATGATGTGCTGCTGAAAATCAAACGCGCTATCGGGTATCCATATCGGATCGAATCCATAGTTACCAAGATTGTGTCGCTTGGCTTTGATGAAGTCTGAATAGCTACTTGGCACGGCAAGCACTTCAGTTTCGACTTTCAATTTTGTTATCCCTTTCTGTTTACAAGGTGATGAGCTGACAAAGCGCATCTTCATCCATCTCAAAAATCCACGTCGCCGCAACTAAGTCCGGCACGTCGAAGTAGCACCCGACAGCGGAGATGATGTCGTCATCGCTGGGGCGGCTCTTGCCTGCTGGCGCACTGGATACCGCTGGCGCGGCGGCAGGTGTTGATGTTACCGGCGGAGTTGATACCCTTGGTGCTACCGGCGCGGCGGCCTGCTGTTCGGCGCGCAGCCTTGCCTCGGCCTCTGCCCGCGCCTTTGCCTCCTCCTCGGCACGGATGCGCGTGCGCTCGGCCTCAAGGCGCTCAGCCTCGGCTTTCTTTTGGGCTTCGATGCGCGAAGTCACGGCCAGCTTGAAGTCATCCAGGGGCTTGGCAACGAGTTGTTGCAGGTCTGCCAGCAGCGCGCGATGTTCGGCTGCATTCGCATCCAGCCATGCCAGCTTCTGGCGCACGTCAGCGGCTTCGGCGTCGGCAGCAATCTTGCCATTCGCCAGCGCGGTATCCAGCCTATCCTTGATGGATGAAAGCGTTTTCAGCCCCTTGATGGAGTCTCCAAAGGCGGGCGCTGGCGGCATAAACTTCACGGCAGTAATTTCGGCTTGCAGGCTGGCCACGTGCTTGGCAAAGGCTTGCGTTGCTGCCGTGACCAGCGCGATCTTGCGATCCTCCTTGCCGGTCTTGACCACCTTTTCACCACGCAGGCGAGGCTGGCGGGCGGCTTCGCGGATACCAGCAGCTACTTGGCGTAGTCGGTTGACAGCCTCGATCTGCGCCATTGCACCGGCTTCGCGCTCGTCGATCTCTTCTTCAGCGCGCTTGAGTACCTTGACTGCGGCTTCAAGGTCGGCGAAGTCCTGGTCGGTTTGCGGGCTGAAATTCAGCGAGGCGACATAGACTGCGAGCTGCTGGCCAAACTCTTTGAGGTTGTCGGTAACGGTCAGGGCACCGTCCACCCGTACCATGACGGCGGGTAGTGTAGCCTGTGGCGCTGCGACAACCACCTGTTCAGGCGCGGGCGGCGTGTATTCGGCAAAGTCCTTATCCCATTGCGCCCACCCCGCCTCAAGCCTTTCAAACCATGCCTGATCCGGTAAAACCTCGGTCATGGCAAAGCGATCCGGCGTGCCGTCGGAGCAGACGAAAAGCACTTTCTCGGCGCCCGTCACCAGCATGATCTGCTGGCACTGCGGCATGTGTTCATCGGGCACGATACCGGCGCTGACCGAGGCGAATAGCTCGGCTGAATACTGCTTGTGCTCAAAGGCCAGGTCATCGCCAAGCGTGAGTCCGTCGCAGGATGCCGACAGATTGCCGTAGCTCCATGTCATAGGATAGAGCGGCTCGCCGATGAGTTTTTCCACCAGCGGCCTGGCCTTGGCTTCGACTTCATGGCCGTGATCAAGGACTTTTTCTTGCACCCAGGCGCTGAACTCTTTGGCGACGCCGGTATGTTTAGCGAGCATCAATTCGGAGCGCTTGACCTTTTTCGATAGGCCAAGCATGGCAGCGGCTTCACTGGCTCCGTGATGCGTCAGGCGAAACTCCATCCACTCTGGCGTGCCCTGGATGAGGTCATGCTGAATGCGTTCGATTGGTGCGTTCACGTCAAATCCTCCAAGCGTTGTTGATAAATTTGTGAAAGTTCAGCGCGCTGCTGTTCGTCGGCAACCGATTTGATGAGGTCTGCGGCCAGGTCAAGTGCATCAAGGCTTTGCGCCTTTTCGAGACCGGCCTTGACCTGCGCGAAAAGGTCCTCGACTGGCGGCTCTGCCGAAACCGGCGCGCGTATCGCTGCCTTCTGCTCTTCGGTCAGCGTGCCCTTGGTGCTGACTTTGGCAATGATGGCGTCTGGTCTCGCACCTTTGGCAATGGCGGCCTTCCATGACGGTAAATTCTTTTTGAATTCTTCGTCTGAATACGCTGGCGGCGTCTTGTTGATAATTTCGCCAGTGCTGCCGTCGATGGTCTCGCCTTCATAGGTCAGCGGTTTGCCTTCCATTTCCTCTGCTGTCGGTGCCGCGCCAATTTCAGGGAATGCCTTGCGCAATGCCTGTGCCTCGCTGCATTTTGATAATTGAGCATAAGGCCGCCTGCGCCACATCGCATTTGGTGCAACGGTATCCTTGCTGGCGGTGGCGTAGTTCTCTTTCCAGAATTCCTTGGCCGTAAATTCTGCGACCTGCCCGTCAACCATCGTTCGCTTCACTGTAATTTTGCACCAGCGCGGGTAGGTGATCTCTGTTCCGGCGAGCGTCTCCGTCACGTCTTCGCCGAATTCTGGTTCCGTCATGCCAGCATAGCATCCAGAGCGCGCGGCCTGCGTGCGGTACAGGCCGATGCCCGGCATCACTACGTCGCGCATGCCGCCGTTCTTTCCATCCTTGACGTACATCGGCACAATGTGGACGGGCTTTTGCATTGGATCGAGACCGGCTGCCTTGCAGTACCCCATGACCATCTTGATGCTGGATTCCTGCGCGCCTGGATAGAGTGAGTTTTGCAAGACGCTCATCAATTCATGCTCGCTCATCTGTAAGGCGGGCAACGCCGGTTGAGTTTTTACTGCGGGTGCGTTCATTTTTTGTTTCTCCTGTCTGCTGGTACAGCCCCATGCCGCGCCAGATACAGCCCCAATTATAAATAAAATTGTACAGGTGTCAATACTTTTTATTGTTTTTTGTAAATTATTATTTTAGAATGTATTGACACGGGTAAAAATTAAACTGATAATGAGCGCCATGAACACACCAATCGACTGGCAAAAACTGATGCAGGAGCTGAACGTCTTCATGACGCAGGCCGAGATAGGGCAGGCGGTCGGCAAGACGCAGGCGTGGGTATCCTCGGTGAGCAAAGGCAAGTTTGGGGATGTCACATGGAAGGATGGCCACGTGCTGCTTGATCTTCACAAGTCAAGGGTTGGCAACATGGCCTTCATGTCGCACCAAGCTGAGCCGGTCAAGCCGGAAGACGTTTAACTCAAGCCACCGATGCGCACCGCCGTAACCGATACCAGCATCGACGCCTTTCATGCGCACCGCACGCAATCAGCGGCGCAGCGCAATCGCATCCTTGACTTCATCCGCGCACGCGGCGGCGACTGGAGCATCGGCGAGCTGGCCGACCATTTCGGCATGCAAAAGTCCACGGTCTCAGCACGCGTGAACGAGCTTTTGAATGACACCTTCGAGCTTGTCGAACGCCCTAGGCGGAAGGATAGAGTCAGCGGTATCACAATCCGCCCGGTAGGGTTGCCGATGGCCGGACAATGGGAATTATTTCAGTGACAACGGTCAACCGGGGAACGGCTGCGCAGCCGGCTCTGTCTCGCCTATCGGCAGAGTCCCCGACCCTTTTCAGATAGGCGAAGGAGATAGGCGCATGATCGACGCAAGACTGAATATCGGGCTACCCAACCACCCAAAAACCAAGAAGCTGATAAAACGCATCGGCACCGATGGCGCATGGCGCATGGTTTGCCTGTTTCTGTGGGCGGCCGCCAATAAGCCCAATGGCAACCTATCCGGCATGACAGCCGAGGATATAGAGCTTGCCGTGGACTGGCCTGGCGATAACGGCGTTTTCGTCTCGGCCATGCTTGATGTTGGCTTTCTTGATGACGATGACGGCTGCTACCACATCCATGACTGGCGAGAGCATAACCCATGGGCAGCAGGTGCTGATACCCGAAGCGAAAAGGCCAGATGGCTTGCTGCGTGCAAACACCACGGCAGAGTAAAAGCTGCTGAACTGATGCCAGAATATGCTGCACGCTTGAAAAATTCTGCTAGTAGCATGCTAGTAGCAGACACCAAGCATCCTAGTAGCATGCAGGATGACGAAAATAGCTGTGCACCGTCTCCGTCTCCGTCTCCGTCTCCGTCTCCGTTACCAAATACTAAAAGCTCTTGTCCCCAGCCTACGGCCGGTGACCAGAAACAGTCAGGCAACGAAGCAGACTCATGTCCCCACGAACAGATCATCGCTGCCTACCATGAGCTTTTGCCAATGGGCCGGCAGGTGAAGGTTTGGAATGAGGCGAGGCGATCCAGGCTTAGGTCTCGCTGGCGTGAAGACAAGAAGCGGCAAAGCATCGAGTGGTGGCGCAAGTTCTTTGCCTACATCGCCGGGTCTGACTTTCTGACCGGCCGCGCCAATGCGATAAACCGCCCGCCTTTTGAAATTGGCCTGGAGTGGATCGTCGCGCCTGAAAACTTTGCCAAGGTTATCGAAGGCAAATTTGAAAACCGGGAGGCGGCATGATTGACATGCGCATACCTCCCCATTCGGTAGAGTCTGAACAGTCCCTGCTGGGCGGCCTGTTGATCGGTGGCGAGGCGGCATGGGATCGCATTGCCGACCTGGTTGGCGAAGCCGACTTTTACCGCGACGACCATCGCCGCATCTTTCGTCATATCGGCAAGCTGATCCAGCGCAGCAAGCCGGTGGATGTGGTGACCGCGTATGAGTCCATAGAACAGTCCAACGAAGTCGACCAGACCGGCGGCCTTGCCTACCTTGGCGAAATAGCCAACACCACGCCATCGGCGGCGAACATCAAGGGCTATGCGCAGACCGTAGCCGAGAAAGCCAGCCTTCGGGCATTGCTGGCGGTATCCGGCGAAATTGAGGCATTGGCATGGGCGGCTGGCTCACTGCCCGCCATGGATCGAATTGACCAGGCTACAGGCAAGCTCATGGCGCTATCCGAGCGCGGCAGTAGCCGAGACGAACCCCGCCAGTTATCTGCCGTGCTTGGCCCGGTGATCGAACGCATCGAAGAGAGAAAGGCTAGGGGAGGATCAGTCTCTGGCCTGCCGACGGGCTTCGCCGACGTGGACGGCCTGCTTGACGGACTCAAGTCGGGCGACCTGATCATCATTGCCGGACGGCCGTCCATGGGCAAGTCGGCGTTCGCGCTGAACATTGCCGAGAATGTCGCGGTATGCGGCAAGCCGGTGATGATATTCTCGCTTGAAATGAGTGCCGAACAACTCGCCCAGCGTTCGCTGGCCAGTATCGGCGGCGTCGAGTCAATGAAACTGTCTTCAGGCCGGATGCAAGACGCCGATTGGGACTTGGTGTCCACTGCCCTTGGCGTGTTGCATGAAGCACCGCTGGTGATCGACTCAAGCGCCAGCCTGTCGGTCGCCCAGATGCACGCCCGCGCCAGGCGGCAGAAACGCAAGGGCGGACTTGGCCTGATCGTCATCGACTACCTGCAACTCATGAGCGGCCACGGCAACAACCGAAACGAGGAGCTATCTGCCATCACGCGCGGTCTGAAGCTGATGGCGCGCGACCTGTCCGTGCCGGTTATCGTTTTGTCGCAGCTATCGCGCAAAGTCGAGGAGCGAGGCGACAAACGGCCGATGCTCTCTGATCTGCGGGAGTCAGGTGCCATCGAACAGGATGCCGACGTGGTGATGATGCTTTACCGGGACGAGTATTACCACGATAATTCAGCCTGGCGCGGCATTGCGGAGTGTCTGATCCGAAAGAACCGGATGGGGCCGTGTGGCGACATTAAGCTAGTATTTCAGGCTGAATTCAGCCGTTTCAGAGACGCGGATCGTGCGACAGTTTCAAATATCGTGGCCCGCGAAAGAGAGGCAAGACATGCCAAGAGAAAGGGCGGATTCATCGAATGAGCAGCACCGACACCAATGCGAAGTCCGATGGTTCATCCGCCATGCTGCAGAACGCCATGGCAATGGTAGCGCGTACCTCGGCCTACTGGCGGCAAGCCGTGGACAGCCGGTCGCCGACGCTTTCAGGCGGGATGCAGCCGAGCAGTGGAGACGCGGTAACCGGGGAGAGCCCGGGCGATGGGAGTAACGCGAATTGAGCAACCCAACAAAGTCCGATAAAGCCCTGTGGTCAGCCATGGCCGCTCATGGATGCGTGGCCTGTAGAAAGGACGGCATCATGAACACCCACGTTTCTATCCATCATATCGACGGGCGAACGAAGCCGGGAGCGCATCGCAAGGTCTTGCCGCTCTGCGCAAGCCATCATCAAACCGGCGGGCAGGATGCGCCAGCGATACATCCATTCAAAGCTCGGTTTCAGGCCAAGTATGGCAGGCAAGAGGACTTGCTGGCCGAGGTGATGGCGGAGATCGATAATGGCTAACGACATCATCCTATCCCTTGACCTTGGCACCCTGACCGGCTGGGCACTCCGCTCCGCCGACGGATCCATTACCAGCGGCACCGAGAGCTTCAAGCCCGGACGCTTCGAAGGCGGCGGCATGCGATACCTCAGGTTCAAGCGATGGCTGAACGAGTTTCTACCAGAGGCCGTCAGCGCGGTTTATTTCGAGGAGGTGAGGCGACACCTAGGGGTAGATGCTGCGCACGCCTACGGTGGATTTCTGGCAACGCTGACGGCATGGTGCGAGCAGAATAGGATACCGTACAGCGGCGTCCCTGTCGGCACAATAAAACGAAGCGCCACAGGCCGGGGCAATGCAGGCAAGCCAGAGATGATCGCGGCCATGCGC